TAACTTCGACACTTGCTTCGTGAAAAACTGAAAAATCTTTAACAACTTTTTTTAAGTCTTTTTTAGAAATAAGTTTCAAAATCTCTGCAAATTGATTAGCGTTTTCTGCCGTGTATTTAGCAGTTAAACCTTTACCGTAAATGTAATTTGAATAGCTATCAATAATCGTAGCATTTGTTGGACTGTATTTATAACGGTCTATAACGTATTGATAATTTTTATTGTCTTTACCATTTAACACCCAATCTTTTCCCGTTGTAGTAAACGGCTGAAATTCGGGACTTTTATGTGAAGATAAATTGACTATTCTAATATCGCTCATTGTATTAAATTTTTACTTAATTTGTAATTCTCTAAATCCGTTTCATCGGTTGCAAATGCTTTGCCTCTAAACAAAACAGCATTAATATCTTTAACTTCTAAATTGAAACTCTCGGCTTCTAAACAATCAAAGTCAAATTCTAAACCCATATAGCCATTAGCGTAAGTAGTTGAAACAGTAAAAGTATTTAAGACTTGTGTTTCTTCATTTAACAAAGTAAGTGTGACCGTTTCCACATCATAACGTGGAATTATAGTTATGCTTTGCGTTTCTAAATTCGGGCGTAATATTGTCATATACTAATAACAACAAAAATCAGTTTTGTATTAAAACAAAAAACCCACCTTAATAGATGGGTTTAATGCTCCTTTCTTTTAAAAATTATGCATTCACGTAATCAGGTGAAACAATAGCTAATAAAGATGTTTTTGCTGAACTCGATAGGATTGGAGCAGTATCAGGCTCAAGACTTTGGAAAGTCATTTTTAAACCATAGAATCCACCTAAATCTCCTGAGATTTCTCTCGTTCCTGTAGTTTTATCAACGCCATTTTCAATACCGAAGCAGTGAACTAAACCGTTGTTGTCCTCTAAAAACATTACCATTCTGTCACGGCTCAAAAGTTTCGCTTGGTTAACCAAAGGCGCACTCAATCCCGTCAATACTAATTCAATACTTGCATCGTAAAATATAGAACCGTTATCTCTTGAAGCTGTTTCAGTTTCAGTAGGTACGTTACCCGTATTTTTCAATTCAAATTTGAACACTTCCGCAAGCGTGCCTATCGATGTAAGTTCTGAAGATGTTACCACAAATGTGTAATCCGCCCAAGGAGCTAAATACGCATTTTTTAAACCGCCTGTAAAACTTTTACATTCTAATAAACGACCGCTAATTATAAAATCACAAGCCATATATATGTTGTTTTAAAAACCGCCTCAATTAAGAAGCGGTTAGATTATTTTATCTACTATACGAAAGTTGTGTACAACACAATTTCGCTCCCTCTTACATACTGTACCCCCGCTGTGTAAACCATTTTATAACGTACTGTACCGCTCAAATCTGTTTCATCCATATCTTTAATACGTACTTCGTTATGGTCGCTTAAAAGACCTGTACCGAAGTAAAGATTTTTAACTTGGTAAATTACCATTGTTGATGCAGGTAATCCGTTTACAACTTCCATTTTGTAAGTCCCGTATTGCAGAACCATATCAGCACCACCTAACCCGTTTGAAATCCCTGCGCTTACTAATGCTTGTGTGTAAGCTAAAGCTACATCAGGAGAAACAATGAATTTCAAGTCTGTTTTTCTTCTCAAAGCGATAGGCACTACGTCTAAAATAGCTTCGATTTTAGCGATAACGTTTGCTTTTGTAATTGTTGCAGGCGTAGCCACATCGATAACAGTTGCGTCGGCTAAGAACAAAGGTAAAAACCCATCAAAATGTCCGTCATCTGTTGCGTCTCCAACCCAAATATCTGAGTCTGTAGCTTGTGCCGTGTCAGCTAAGATTTCAACGAGTAACGCTTGCTCTTCGTCTTTAGGCATATTGTCGTTGTGCGCTGAGAAGCCCATTGAAGCGGTATCCCAAACGTTACGAAAATCCTCTTTACAAATTTCAGCTTCGTTTTTGATTTTCTTCGGTTCAAGTACTACCTCTGCCAAAGTTACCGACCCTGCTGGAGTGAACCCACAAGAGAAATCTTGACGTCCGTTTCCATAGTCAATTTTACGAATAGATGTTTTTACGGGAATATTTGGTAATACTGTTACCAAGCCTTTTGCGATAGTATCGGCTTCTTTAAAAGCCTTACCTACTATTTCGCCAGCAACCTCACCGTTGTAGTTACTGTTTACACTAATTGTTGTTGCCATTTTTTACTTGTTTTTTAAATTATTTAAACTTTCAACTAAACGCCCTCTTGACGTGTTAGCCATTTTTACTTCTTTCTCAATCGGCGCTACCTTTGTTTTTTCTACAGCGGGTTGCTCGCTTAATTCGACTTTTAAATCAGTTACTTTTTGAGTAGCTTCTGAAAATTTACCTTCAATTTGACTTGCAAAATCCGCTTTTAAATCTTCTCCAAACTTAACCAAGATACTTGAAATCATATCTTTCAATTGCCCCGTTTGGTCTAACGATGTAGTTGGCGCAACTTCTTGCACTTGCTCAGCTTCAACCTCAACTTCTTCTGTTTTCTCTTTGTACTCTGCAATATTCCCATCTTCACCAACGATAATAACCGCCTCGTTTTCCAAAGTGTATTCGCCACTAGGAGCAGGCACATTTCCCTCGGGAGTTACCAACGATAAAGGCGTACCTACTGTCGGTATATCCCCCTCAAATTCAATAACGCCTGCGCCCTCTTTTAAGTTGGCTTGCGCTAATTTTACAGACTTAGAAAACAGACCTTTCAATCTATCCACTATACTATCTTCTAATTGTTTAAAATCCATTTTATCACTTTTTAAAATTACTTTCTCACTAAAAACACCCTCTAAGCTAAAACCCGTTCCGCTTTCTAAAGCCTTGGTATATTCAGCATCGCTTTCAAACTTCATAGTACCGACCCAATCGCCTGCATCGGCATCTAAACCGTAAATTGCGGACTTATCTTTTTTCGGGTCTTCCACAATCCAACTCTCTACTAAATATGCTTCAAGTGTATCGTTTGAATTATGCTCAACATTAAAGTTTCTTTGCTTGTTGTTTTTAAAATACAACTCACTTGCACGTCTTACTGTTTGCTCTGAAAAGAAAACCTCGTATTCCTCTTTATTTGCTTCGTCAAAACGATATACCCTTTTATTGGGTTTCATTATAACGCCCATTAAGATTTTCTTTTTATCGTCAACCTTTGCAAAAGTCTGTTTTTTCTCTTCTTTTTTGAGTGCTATAAATTGGCTTTCCATTGCGGGACTGCCAACTACAGAAATAGCATCTAAGCCGTCTTTCATTTCGTCATTTATGAATAACTCATATACTCTCATATCTATATAACAATTAATAGTTTTTTTGTCGTATTTTTTAACCGAATATCGAGTTGGCTACTGCGTTACGGTCTAATGCCTGTTGCGTGCTTACTTGGCTACCTACTACAAATGTTTGCACGGGTCTATTTTGTTGCCCTGCTATTGTTGCTGTTAATTGGTTAGTTGAACTTTGCCCCACTAAATTAAACTGTGGTGTTGAACTTGCACCACCCCCCGAAGCACCGCCCGATGCTGAACCACTTCCACTACTTGACATTGGATTAGTGCTTAAAATTTGTTTAACCGCCTTAAAACCTGTTGAGGCTACGAAAGCGATGTTTGCAACCTTTAATCCTATCTCATAAGGTGTAAATGCTTTTGTAGCTAACTCCGCTGTAATACCTTGATAGGTGTTTATTAATGCTTGACCTACGGCAAATGCTTTTCCAACTTTACTGGTCTTGCCTAACATTTCTGCAATTTTACCAAATGTTTCAGCGGACAAAGCAAGTTCTTGTTGTTTTAATATTTTCTTATCTTCTAATGCTTTTTGGTCTGCATCGTATTGTATTTTTTGCGATTGTAAGTTTATCTCATTAACATTGTTTAAATGCTGTATCTCTAATTCTTCCGTGTCTTGAGCGAACTTAACCGCTAAATCGTATTGTTCTTGATACCTTGCGTTTTCTAACTCCAAAGGCGTCATTGTGCTTTCTAAGTTCTCTTTCTTAACTTTTTCAATAGCATCAATTACATCGTATTCCGCTTGTATTCTTGCGCTTCTCTCTTTCTCTATTAAAGCGATTATAGCGTCTGACTTCTCTTTTTCAATTCGCCTTAACTCATCCGCTTTTTCTTTTGCTTTGCGTTTCTCTTCATCGTTTGCATCTTCAATCGCTTTACGTCTTTTATCAGCAATACCTAACTCAAAATTTAACCGATTTAAATCTCTTTCTTGTGCTAATTTTAACGATTCGTCGAATAACTTATTGCGCTCTTCTGTCAGTAATTTAAAAGCCTTATCTGATAGTTTTCTGTTTTGTAAAAGTTTATCTATTCTGGCTATTTCATTATCAAAAGTGGTGGCTCTTTCTTTCTCTCCTTCTTTCTCAATGTCTAATAATTCCTTTTCACTTTTACCCGCTATTTGCGCTCTTAATTTCCTAACCTTTGTTGAGTTTTCAATACCCGCTAATTCACTTCTTAAACTATCGTTGTATCTTTTTTGCGACTCTGTTAGATTGTCAAGGGCTTTCTCTTGGTCTTCCGTTACCTCTGTGCTTTCTGTCATTTTGGCAATCAAGAACCCTAAAGCAATTACCAAAGCACCCACACCCGTAGATAATAAAGCAACTCGCAAAGCCTTTAGCGCTCCCGTTGTTGTGCCTACAACAGTAGCATAAACAACTTGCGCCCCCGTTTGTATTTTAGTTGCAACCGTTGACAGTCCGATAGCTAAAGCACTTTCTTTTTGCAATGCGTTTGCAATAGATTGAATACCAACAGTCAACCCGATTGCGCTTTCAACTTTTAACATCGTTTCCTGTAAGTCTTTATTCTCTTCTCCTAATAAAGCACTTGCAGAAGTGGCTACAGTAAAAGCACCGCTTAACGCTTGTGTTCCTTGCACAACCGCATCTATATTTTTTGTGTCGCTACCTAAGTTTTTAATACGGGTATTGATGTCGCCAATCTTATCAGAAACCTCACCCGCTTGTTTAGCGATTTTATTATACTCTTCCGACCCCTCAGGTAATTGCGCAAGTTGTTCTTTTAGCTTTCTCAACTCGGCTTTTAACGAAGCGGATTTTGTTTCGGTTTCTACTAAAGATTGTTGTAAGGCTTCAAGTCCGCCCATCGCTTGTACTTGGTCAACATCAATCTCAATTACTTTCTTGATAGCCATCTTTTGCTTATTTTAAATGTTTCTTTTATATTGCGTGGGTATCTGTATGAGCCCTTTGCAAACTCTATATTTTCCGTTCCACCTTTAAAATCCATCGACTGTAAAAGTTCAATTACTTGTGCTATCATTGTTGTCCTTGTGTTACTGTTATTGTAAATGTGTCGCTCCCAACTACTACATCGATTTCCATTGAACGGCTTAAAGTATTGTCTGTAGTTCCTGATGTGTACTTATCTACTTTTATTTTTAAATAGTTCGTTTGTGTTCCGTTAAAATTTTCAAGCGTTACCCAAGTTGTGCCGTCGCCCGTGTTTACTTTTGTAGCTAAGTAATTTTGATTAGCTATAATTTTACAGTCGTAATTTTGTGCGCTCGGTGTTACTACTAAATTTGTAAATTCAACCCCATTTGCAACTCCTGAATAAGCAGGGACGTATAACGAAATCGCATCTGCTGTTATGTATGTGTTGTCCGCAAAATAATCTACCGTGTCAGCGGTTAACATTATATTGTCATTTACCGAAGTAAAAGGCGTACCGATATAGTTCAATAACTCAAAGTCAACTTTGCCACTAACTAAATTGATTTTCATTGAGTTAATGATATACGCATAGCTCCCTATTTTTATCCTATCGTTTAGTCTTAACTTTATTAAAACCCCAATAGGTAAATAAGCCGTGTAGGTTGTTATTCTACGTTTTAAAGAGTATAAGTCGCTTATGTAATCTTGCCAATAATTCGAGTAAAGATTGCGTATGATTTCCGTATAAAGAAAAGTACTTACATCGGTTGAATAATTGACAGTGTTGCTTACTTGTGGGGCAAATAAATCATTTTCGGTTGCCGTTTGCCACGTATAGGTCAAGTCTGCGTGACCGTCTGCTTTTATCGGGGTATCGTAAAATTGATAACCATTACGGTAAAAGACATAAGGCTTCCCGATATAAGGCTCTAAAGTTTTATCAATTGACTTACCTACTTGAATATTGGTTAGGTCGCCCGTTGCCACGTCTGTTAATCTTTCAAAAACTAAGTTTTCAAATTGTGTTTCAACTTTTAATTCTGTGCCGTCAATATCAAACGTAGTGCGTAAATCACCGTAGCCGATACCCCCGTTATTCTCTCTAAACTGTTCCCCTAATATTTGCCCCGTGTTTGGGTGTTTAAAATCTATTTGCTTAAACAATTTTGGTCTTTTAATGACTATATCCTCTGTATCTACAAAGTCGCTTATATCTATTAATTTACCTTGTGCGTACCAATCGTCTAATGGTAAAAAAGTAAAGGTTGTCGAGTTAATAGGCACTAAAACGAGATTAAACATTTTGATAATAGAAGTAACAAAATCCTTTACTTTCATTTTTGGCATAAGACTTGCTATGTTTGCAAATCCCGATAATATTTGTGTTGGAGTTGTAGTTGATTTAAAAACCGCTCCAATAGGTATTTTTAAAGCTACGACTATTTGAGTATGAAACTCAAAATCGCCCACAGCTTGTATGCTGAATTTATTTAAATAACTACCAACCTCAACACCTTCGTATATTATTGTTTGGTTTCCAGTCAACTCAGCTACAACTCTTTCAATTCCGTTGTTAAATATCCTAACTTTATAAGGCGTTGTTCCAAATCCCGTTTCAGGGTACATTTTAAAAAACACTTTGTACTTATAGTTAGGCGCATTTGTATACGCAATAGTGTCATCGGTTGTATTTACCGTCACACTTATATCTCCTAATGTACCTGCGCTTGTAATATTAGCCAATACTTCATCGCCATATGCTTCTATTTGTCCCGCTTCACGGTGTAACCACATAAAAAGGTTATCGAAAACGGCTCTATTTAAAAAGTCATTGCGAAAAGTAACCCCATAATGTGACTGTATTACATCAAAAATCCTATTCAAACGCAATGCGGGCTTCAATTCAAAGTATTTCAACTCGCCTAAAACGTCTGTTATGTCGTTTGCGTCTGCCGTTCCTACATTATAATTACGCAAAGAAGTCATTAAAGGGTAATAAATGTCGCCATTTGCTATGCTTTCGGTGTATGTAGCGTCGAAAATAGAGGCATCAAAGTCGTGGTCGTAGTCTGAAAAGTCTAAAACTCCCAATTCATCCTCTTTAAATAAGTCTGAAAGGCTTAAAGTAGATGAGAAAAACCTAATTGTATAAGCATAAGCCTTTTGGTTTTTAATCTTTACGTCTTCTAATTGAATTAAACCATACTTATACGGCATGCTCCCTAGTTCAATATAACCTAATACTCTAATGTTCGGGTTAAAAGTACCGTCTACATCTGTATTATAATAGTGTTGAAATATAGCGTTGTTCTTATTCGATGCAGGTACGGTAAAACTTTGGCTAAAATCACTAAAGGTTTTCGATATATCCGCAATATTCTGAACGCTCGAATTTATCTCGATGTTTTCATCTTTGAATAATTCGAGTTCCTGACCTTCTACATAAATATTTACCTTTAACATTGATTTATAATATCAAATGAGTATTTAAAATCTACCGTGTACATAATTAGCTTATCCACTAATGACGTTTTATATTCTATCGTTTTCTTATCTAAGCTAACTGGGTTAATTACACCGTCCTCGATTAGCCAAATACTTTCGCTTAACATCAATTGTCTAAACGTTTCGTTTTCGCTTTCGTTTAGATAGTCGGTGTTGCACGTTACCTTTGTGCGCCCGTTTGAATTAAACGCCTTATAAGTATGTGATGCCGAATTATAAACCCCGAAGTCTGAAATCAAACCTCTGTACTCTGAACTCTCTATATCGTCGCCTCTCTTTTGCGCTTTGGTAAAAAATAGCGATTGTGGTAAGCCGTATTTATTAATGAATACACAATTAACTACTTTGTATTTGCACTCTTCTTTAACCGTGTAAACTACCGTTCTCGTTTCCGTTGGATAAGTAAATACTAATGTTATGGTTGTGGCACTCGAATCGTAATCATTTAAATTAACCGACATTATATTTTCGTAATTCAAATCGGTATTTGCCGTTACCGTTACACCCGAACCGTTAACCGTTAAAGTCGTTAGGTCTTTCGTTAAGAAGTGTGCTCTATTATCGTAACCTCTTAAATGCGTGTGACTATTGCCATCGATTAAAACATTCGATGTCGGTTGCGGGTTGTATAAGTCTTGAAAATATCCGTAACCATAAAGGCATAAATAAATACCCTCTTTTGTGTAAACAACATCATCACCATCAAAGCAATTCGCAACGTAGTAACTCCAACAACTTTGCTCAAATGGCATTGTTTGTAAACCCGTTAAAGTATAGTTTGCAATCGTTGGATTTATCCCCGTTTTACTAAGTTCGTTTACGTCAAAGTTCATAACGGGTTGCCCTAACTGAACAACAGATTTAGACAATGCATAACTCGGTGTTGCAGGCACATTGGTAATGTCACCCCCCCAATTGTAAAGGTCTAAAGTTGTGGTGTCGTAGTTTAAATTAGGAATTATTCTAACCGATAAAGTAGAACGCACCAACCCAATTTCGTAATCTCCACCCGCAGGGATTTCAACCTCTTCAATAGTTACATCGGAAGACGTAGAACCAACCCGAAAAAAAGTTAGGTTTGAATCGTTATCAGGCTCAAAATCAAAATAGATAATATTCGAGGCTAAAGAGATAGTTGTAAAAGCTTCTAACCAAACAGGTAAAACTTCACCAGTGTAAAAGTCGTAAAGGTTAGAAGCTGTATCTTCTTTGGTTGCGCCTATAACCACATCAATACCGATAGTAGCATTTAATGTAAAACTGAAAGGTGTATAATTTACACCAAACAATATGTCTACTGTCGGCGTAGGATTGCTTATAAACTCTATCTTAATTCTTTTTGCCATTGTTTATTATTTGTTTTAAAAACGTTTCCACGTCCAATCCGTAAGCCTCGATTATATCATCGGGTAATCTCTTAAATCCTTTATCGAATGGGTCGCTTAAAAACCTACTCGCAGGAATACCAGTGTTGAATATCGAACGCATTATATTTCTAACTAATTGTTCTCTACTCGCAAACTGACCTTTATTTCTCGGTGCTATTCCTTTACGCACAACCCATTTATCAATCGCCCCTTTAAATTTTCCTTTCGGCGCTGAACCAGTACCCATTTTAAACGGACTATTTGGGGCTTTTCTCGATGACTTTGCCCCCTTAACCCCTAAGTCTTGAAACTCCCCGTAATCATTTGCACTTATCGAAGCGGTAAAACTATTTGCGCTTACTTTAAAATCGTACTTTAAACTGTTATACAAAGACTTTGAGGCGTTCTTTTTGCGCTTAGTAAGGTTTGCTTTTGCTTGTGTTACCGTGTACTTTAAAAACGCATCTAATGCCTTTTGCGCATGTTCTCTTTTAACAGACAATTATCTCATTATTTGGAATTACTAACTCTAAATCGGTACGCCACCCGTCTAATAAATTGCTCTCTTCAAATATGATAGGTTGCAAAGTCGGAGCGTTAACTAACTGTATCGCGTAATCGTTATTTTTATTGATTAAAATAGCAACTAATCGGTTTAAAACTGCATGGCAAGTGTTAAGGTTGTCGAGTTCGTTATCGTTACTTAGAAACTTATCAGTTACTATTTGCTTTGATATATTCCGTAAGTCAACTACTGCGATTTCAAAAGAGAATGTTACGCTACCGTTGTTTGGTGTAGATGACAAAACTTGAAAATGCACTAAGGGAAATATGTTTTTTTTATCGATGTCCATCATTGACCGTAACCCGTGCGTAATTGTATGTACGTTTACATCAGCTTCTAACGTGGTCTTTAAATAGTCAACTACTTTATAAAATTCTCTCATTACTTTTTACTTGCGTTTTTAATCATTTCTTTTGTTACCTCTGCTCGGTCTTTCTCAAACTCTAATAGTCTGTAAAACTTATGTATTCCGTATTCCAAAACGTTTTCCTCTTCCGTTTTGTTTAATTCTGCCAATGCCCTTACGCTAACGTACCATCCCCACTTTTCATTAAAGTGCGTTTCTTTTTTATGTTGTTCTCCACTGCTTTGGAATAATCCTGCATATATTTTAGTAAGTCGTTCCCTAAATTGTAAAAAAAAACCATCGAGCCTAAGTAGTAAACACAACTCACATCAAGCATTAACTTTTCAAAAGCGTTCTCTTCTTGGTACGGCAATACATCATATAAATCATCCCCCCCTCTTTTAAACCAATTGCGTTTACGTTTGGTTAATGGTCTGTATAAAACCGCTAAGGCTTTATTCCACGTGTCGGGTTGTTTGATATATTCCTCGATATGCATAAACTCGTTCGCCGTTATCTTATCTAAGTTCGGAATGAAACCAAAGTAAATACCATCGTGTTTAAATATCTTATGAAATTCAACATCGCTTTGCACAACGTCTTTTAGTAACGATACGATTTCGGTATATTCTTTTTTCGGTAAAAGTTTCGGATTTGCAAACTCGCAAAGATGTATGATATAATCGTCATCAGTCTTATTGCTCTTTTCAAAAGCAATAAACTGACTCATTTTAATATCTTTTAAAGAAGTAGGTATGTTTATTTCCATACCTTAATAACAACAAAAAACCGTTTTGTTTTAACGAATGTCGTATTTACCTTTGTTCGGCTTGCCTATATAGTTCCAAACGGCGTAACCTAAAGCATCAAGTAAGTGGTTGTAGTCATCAATTGGTGTTTCTGACTTCTTATCGTGCCAAACGTAGTTGTTTAACTCTTTGATTAAGTTGGTGCTTTCGGTGTCAACTATCAATTCGTAGTCTTGAATCAAGGCAATCCTATCTACTATCTTTGGTTTGTCTATACCTTTGATGTTTAAACCACGTGCTTTTAATTCGCTAATCAAACGAGGCTCGGCACTATCTGCTATAATCAAATTCCTTTGTCCGCAATATCGATTGTTTTCGTTGTATATTTCGGTTGTATTCAATCCAACTTTATAAAGTAATTCCTTTGCGTAAATCTTTTTATTTGATTTGTCAATTGATACTTGTACTAAGGTTGTAGGGTCGATACTGAAACCAAAATCCTGACCGTAAATTGAATTACCTAAGTCACTAAAGTTATCAATACGCCAATTAGAATAAACAACTCCCTCGGCTTTATTTAACCAACCGCCAAGTATTTGATGTTTATATTTATCTGGGTTTGTTTCTTTTATCCTTAAAACCTCGTTAATGAATGATTGGTCTAAGTTCTCGATGTTATCTTCGTAAGTAGTGTGTATGTATGTCACATCGTCTTTAATACCGTTGAAACCCTCTTGCACGCCCTTATCTTCAAAGAAACGCTTGTATATCCAATGCTCTTTAGTAGCTGGGTTTAAGATTAAGATTATGCGGTTTTGTTTTCCTTTTTGTCTAATCGATAAATTGATTTTATCAAAGGTCGTTTCGTCTGTTAACTCTTCAGCCTCGTCTAATATCCAAGTGGTAACGCCTTGCAAAGATTTAAGGTTAGCCGTTTGATCGCCACTACTTGTTTTGATACCTCTAAATATAATATCGGATTTCGATTGTTTGTTCTTTATCTCTGACTTGTTAACCTCAAATAAGTTACCTAATTCCATTAAGTCAATCTTCTCTTGAAACTCAGGTATAATTGAAAGGTGCGCACTTGTCATAGTTTGACGAGTGAATAGTATTTTATGGCCTACTTCAAACGACAAAAGGTTGGTAAAAGTACCAACCCCGAATGATTTACTTGAACCCCTGCCCCCCGTTATTATAAAGTAACGAGTATCATTCTCGAATAGTGGTTTGTATTTGCTATTTAGTTTTATCAAAAGAAATTACATCTTTCAAATTAAAATTTAAGTCTAGCGGTTTATCACCCCCCTCTAAACTTGTTTTCTTTGGTACAAAATATTGGGCGTACTTCGCAAATAAATCTAAGTATTGAACGGGGTTCTTTTCCCTTACATCATCAAAGGCTTGCATAATGTTTGGTACTTGTGCCTCTAATGTTTGTAAAAACAATTCTCTAGCCTCTTGTGTGACTTTATTTACCGCTCCTTTAGGTTTTCCTGCATTCCCTTTTTCAAATGGTTTAGGCATAGTATTTTAACGTATTTATCGTTACTCGCATTCAATTAAATAATAACTATTGCTATCGAGTTGTATATATTCGCCTGTATCTAAATTACAATCCATTTCGGTAGCTTGCTCTTCACCTACTTTAGTATAACCCCAAATTGGTGCTACTCCGTTAGTCCATCCCACCACACCGTAATCATAATATACTTTTTGGCAAAGGCATCCATCGATAGGTTGTTCTTCGGGCGTGCAAGTACTTGACATTAATCCAAATGCCAAAGCGCATAATAATAAT